GATCGCCAGCCGTATCTGGTTCAACCCGCAGGGGCTCACGTCGGAGACGATCGACGACTACACCCGGCGGTACGGCGAGTCGGTCGAGAGTGCCGGTCTGGCGCTCACCGACTCCGAGCGGGTGATCCTCGGTCGCTACCGCACCACCGGCTCGGGGCTGTGGGTGCAGCCCATCACGTCCGGCACGGTCGAGATCCCGCTCGATGACCTGTTCCTGCGCGACCTCGACCACGGGGACGCCTCGGGGACCTACACCCCGGCGCCATGATCTCGGCGGTCACGGAGGCGGGTCAGCAGGCCGCGGAGTCCCGGATGCTCGACACCTTCGACATCGGCGTCCCTACCGGCGGCTACACCTACGACCCGGCCGCGAACGGCGGCACGGGCGGCGACGTGGAGACGATCACGCCGCTGTTCGCCACGGTCGGCCGCGTGAAGGTGGGCGGCGGGCTCGCTGCCCGCGAGGCCGAGGCTGGCGGGCGAACGGTGGTCACAGTGGTGCGCGAGCTGCACATCCCGGTCGGCTCCGCGGCGGTGCCGGTTGGCGCTGTGGCGGTTTGCACGGCCGTTCACCCGACGTCTGACCCGACCCTGCTCAACGCCCGGCTACGTCTGGCCGGTCCGGCACCGGGCTCGCAGACGACGGCCCGCCGGCTCGAGGTCGAGGAGGTGCTGACGTGAGCACCGTTCGCGGCGACGCCTCCGAGTTCTACGACCTCGCTAACGACCTCTCCCAGGTCGGCGCCAAGACCGTCCCCCTCGCACGCGCCGCGATGCTGGCCGCCGGCGAGGTGGTTGCGAAGGCGTGGCGCAACAACATCCTCAGCGAGAGCGCCGCCTCGACCTCGATTCCGCACTACCCCGAGTCCATCGACGCTGAACTCACCTTCAGCATCAGGGCGATCACGGTGGAGGTCGGCCCGAACAAGGCCAAGAAGCAGGGGTCGCTGGGTCACCTCATCGAGCTCGGCACCGAGACCTCTCCCCCGCACCTTCATGGCCTCCGCGCCATGACCGACAACGAGGCGAACGTCGAGCGGGCGCTCGACCAGGGCCTCAACTCCCTGTTCGGATGAGCGTCACCGACGACCTGGTCACCCAGGCTGGCGGCACGACTGCGCGCGTCTACGCGATCGGCTCCGTCCCGGCTTCCCCGACGTACCCCTACCGGGTGATCGGCTACGCGCCGAACGCCCCGATACAGCGAACCATGAACGCCAAGGGCGAACAGGTCCGCCGCTTCACGGTGCAGCACTTCGGGCGAACCGACGACTCGGTCGAGGCAGTGGCTTCGGCCACGTTCGCCACCTTCGACAGCCAGCGAGTCGACGGCGACGTCTGCACCCAGGAACTCGCCTCACCGATCCTGCGCGACCCGGACAACCAGGGCGTGCTCTCCATCACCCACACCTACCGATTCTGAGGAGCGACATGGCGACGAAGAAGAAGGACGGGGCCACCAGCGAGGGCGTGCCCGTCCGCACCGACCAGACCCGCAATGCCCGCTACGAGGACGGCGTGCCCGTCCGCACCGATGACGTGCCCGAGCAGACCGCCGGGGCGAAGAAGGCCGGCTCCAGCGCCGCCAACAAGAAGGAGAGCTGAAAATGGCCGCACCCGTCACCCCAGCCAAGAAGCTGGCGAACGGCAAGGACACCTGGTGGCTGGTTCCGGCCGGCGCCAACCCTGCTGCGCCGACCGCCGCCGAGGTCAACAGCGCGACCGGACTGAACATCTCCGGCATGCTGCTTCAGGACTACGAGGGCCTGACCGTGTCCACCGACCGCGTCACCCTCCCCGCGGTGATGCTCGAGACCGTCATCACCGAGATCGCGGGCAACACCACCGTCACCGCCGCCGACATGCAGATCACCTTCGACCCGCAGGCCGCCAGTGGCGCCGACGGCAAGAAGGCGTGGGACCTGCTCGACGGTGGCACGTTCTCCGGGTGGGCGGTGCGCCGCCAGGACTCGCCCGCCGGCAACGGTGACGCGACTGCCGGCGAGTTCGTCGACGTGGCCGTCGTGGACATCGACCAGCCCATCCCGGGTCGCACGACCGCGGGCGCCGACGGCATCTACATCTTCACCGCGCCGGTGTCCCCGATCCAGGTGCAGTGGAACGTCACGGTGGCCTGATCCGCCACGCACATTCTCTCGTCTGCCCCGCTGCTGCGCTGACGAGACGCGGCAGCGGGGCTTCTCGTCACCTCTCGTCAAGGAGCACCCATGTCAGACAACGCCAGCCGCAAGGTGCTGGAGTTCCCGGTCGGGGACTTCCCTGAACGTCTCGACGTCGCCTATCGGGCGGCGCAGGAGGCGCTGAAGGACACCACGGCACGCACGATGAACGAGGGCGACCCGTACCTCGAGCTGAAGGCCGAGTACGACGCCCTGCGCGACGAGTCCCAGCAGGCGTCCCGCGAGGCGAAGACCTATGTCGTGCTGCGCGAGATCAGCCGCAACGACTGGCGCAAGATCAAGGCCGACCATCCCCCGCGCACCGACGCTGATGCTGAGACGGTGAAGGCCGACCGGGTGGCGGGGTTCAACGTGGACACCGCCGAGGATGACCTGGTGTTCGCGGCGCTGGAGGAGCCCCGGTTCGAGTCGCGGGCGGCGTTCGACGAGTGGGCGGGCCAGCTCGGCGCGGGCAAGTTCGCCTCGATCGCGCATGAGGCGTACCTGTTCACGATGGAGGCGCGCCGCGACCCAAAACTGCTGCCCGCTTCGCCGACGAGGAACGACTCCTAGAGGTCCGCGCCGCCCACTACTGGCGGCTGTCCCCCTCGGCGTTCCGGGCGCTGCCGGACGAGGACCAGGCGGAGATGATCGCCTACCTCACCGAGGTCTGCCCGGACTGCGGGAACCTCCGGTCGGTCTGTTCGGACCCGGAGCGGGCGTTCTATCCGCAGCGGCGCATGTGCTACGCCTCCGCGGTTCGTGATCTGACTGCCCGGCGGCTGCACGAGAAGCACGGGCACCCCGACGGGGTCGCGGACCTACACCCGCTCGACGGGATGGGGCTCTACGTGTCGCCTGATGACCTGACGCCCGACGACGACTTCGTGTGACCTGAGAGGCGGTGTCCTGTGGCTGATCGCTCCGTGGTGTACCGGCTTCGGGCCGAGCTCGGGTCGTTCCAGGCGAGCATGGCGCAGGCGTCGGCCTCGACCCGCAAGGTCGCCAACGACATGACGGCGCTGACCAAGGAGGGCGAGAAGTCCCGACGTGGCCTCTCCAGCCTCGGCTCGGTGGCAGGCAAGGTCGGTTTCGCTGCCGCGGTCGGTCTCGGTGCTGCGGTCGTCAAGGCCGCCGACTTCGACTCTGCGATGAGCAAGGTCCGTGCCGCGACTCACGAGTCGGCCGGCGCGATGGATGACCTTCGCCAGGCGGCGCTCGACGCGGGCGCTGACACGGCGTTCTCCGCCACCGAGGCCGCTGCCGGGATCGAGGCGCTGGCGAAGGCTGGCGTCGAGACCGAGGAGATCCTGTCGGGCGGCCTGATGGGGGCTCTCGACCTCGCCGCAGCGGGTGAGATGGAGGTCGCCGAGGCGGCCGAGGCTGCTGCCGGCGCGATGGCGCAGTTCAAGCTCGACGGCGAGGACGTGCCTCACATCGCCGACCTGCTCGCCGCTGGTGCCGGGAAGGCGCAGGGCGAGGTCTCCGACATGGTGATGGCGCTGAAGCAGGCCGGCACCGTGTCGTCGCAGACCGGGCTGACGCTGGAGGAGACCACCGGCGCACTCGCCGCGATGGCCGAGCAGTCCCTTCTGGGCTCCGACGCGGGCACCTCGTTCAAGCAGATGCTGGCCTCGCTGACCCCGAACAGCGAGAAGGCCGCCAACACGATGCAGGACCTCGGCTTCTCCGCCTACGACGCGCAGGGCAACTTCATCGGCATGACCGCGCTGGCCGGTGAGATGCGCGAGGCGTTCAAGGGCATGAGCGCCGAGCAGCGGTCGGCGGCGATGGAGACCATCTTCGGCTCCGACGCCGTCCGCGCGGCCTCGATCGTCTACGACAACGGCGCCGACGGGGTCCAGAAGTGGATCGACAAGGTCGACGACGCCGGCTACGCCGCCGAGACGGCTGCGATCAAGCAGGACAACCTCCGGGGCGACCTCGAGAAGCTGGGCGGGGCGCTGGAGACCGCCCTGATCGGCACCGGTGAGGGCGCACAGGGACCGCTGCGGACGCTCGTGCAGGGCGCCGAGGATCTGGTGAACGCCTTCAACAAGCTCCCCCAGCCCGCGAAGGACGCGGCGGCAGGAATGGCGGCCATCACCGCTGTCATCGGCGGCGGCCTGTGGTTCGGGACGAAGGTCGTCAACGGTGTCGCCAACACCCGCGAAGCCCTCGACAACCTCGGTGTCTCCACGGAGAAGTCGGGCCGTGCGATGCGCGGCCTGGGGCGGGCGGCGGCTGGGCTGGCTGTCCTCGAGGTCGGCATCCTCGGCATCAACGCATTGCAGGACGCGATCGACGAAAGCCTCCCCGGGGTCAACGAGTTGACCGGGCGCCTGCTCGACCTCAACAAGGGGCGCGGCCAGGATCTCGGCAAGGAGTTCGACTCGCTCAGCGACAGCATCGGGCGCCTGACCGCAGAGAACCGGCTGGAGCACGCGGGCGACTCGCTGCTCTCCCTGCTCTCCCTCGGGCAGGCCGAAGGTCAGCGGAAGTCCGAGGCCCGCAACGAGATCGAGGCGCTGGACCTGGCGCTGGCGAACATGGCGTCCTCCGGCAGTACCGATGCCGCAGCGGCGGCCCTGACGGATCTCGGCAAGGCGCAGGGGCTCTCGGCCGACGAGATGGACCGCCTGCGGAAGATGCTGCCCCAGTACGACGAGGCCGTAGCCGGCGCGGGGAACCAGACCGACCTGGCGGCCGCCGCGAACGACGCGCTCAGCACGTCGGCGGCCGGTGCGGCAGAGTCCGTCGGCGCCCTGAGCACGATGACGGCCGAGCAGGCAGAGGCGCTGGAGAAGTCCCGCAAAGAGGCCCGCGCGACCGCCACCGAGTTTTTCGGGCTCGGCGAGAAGGTCGACAACGCGAAGGTGTCGCTCGGCGAGTGGATCCGCGACCTGGAGAAGCAGGCGCAGGCGCTCCGCGACTTCCAGAAGAACGCCGAGGAGGCGGGCCGGAAGGGGGTCGACCAGGGGCTGATCCAGAAGCTCGAACAGGCGGGACCAGCGGGCGCCCTTCGGATGCGCCAGCTCGCCAACGCCACCGAGGAGCAGATCAGGCGCGTGAATCGGGCGTGGCGCAGCGGCGAGGGTGCGGTCGACGGCTACACCGACGCCGTCGGCGGAGTGCCCACCCCGACGCTGGGTGTCAACAACCGGCCCGCACTAGCGGGCATCGACGAGGCCATCGAGCGGCTGAAGGACTTCAAGGACAAGGACATCACGATCCGAGCCACCTACTCCGGGACGGCTGCGGTCTCCCCCGGTTTCGGGGCGCAGGGCGGGTTCGCGGGCGGTGGCTGGACAGGCCCGGGCGGCAAGTACCAGCCGAAGGGCGTTGTCCACGGAGACGAGTATGTGTTCTCCAAGGAGGCGACCCACGGAAACGTGGCGATGCTCGAACAGCTCCACCGACACCTCCGCGGGTACGCATCCGGTGGCCTGGTGCAGCGTCACGCCGCGCCCGTCGTGTCTGTGAACGCGGCAGGCCCGTCGATCGACTACACCCGCCTCGCA